AAAAGAACTTTAGCCAAGCATTATTAAACGACTTCTATGACCAATGGAAGTTAGGTAACAAAGGGGAATGGGGATGTTGGAAACAATCAAATGGACAGGGACAATTCTTTGTCTAATTGGCATAGCGTTAACCAGTTTTAACTTTTACCCAATAAACATTTATTTAGGCTTTATTGGAAGTGCGTTATGGGCTTACGCAGGTTACAAACAAAAAGACTACGCATTGTTTTTGGTGGAATTTGTTGCTGTAGTAATGTACGCAACAGGAGTAATTTATGAAAGACTATGACCCAAATGACGCTATTGACTTCATATTCAAGACAGCGCCCCTTTATGCCAAAGCCAAAGGTCAACTTGCGGAACTTGAAACTTTTAAAAGTTCTCTTAAGGCGATTAAAATGGCGCAAACAGAAGAACAGAGTCTGGGCGCTCAAGAACGAGAAGCTTATCGCTCGCAAGAGTACCAAGATTTATGCAAGGCAATTGGAAGCGCTACAGAACAGACGGAAGCTTTACGCTGGAAATTAGAAGCTGCAAAGATGCGTTTTGAGGCATGGCGCACAGAACAAGCAACAAACAGAAACATTGAGAAAATGACTAAATGACCGATTATTCAGAAAATTACCTTAAAATTCAACGACTTCTTAAGTCATACAATAACGCTACACTTAAAGCTGATTTTGAAAAAGCAACCAAGTTAGCCCATGAATTAGCAGATGAAACCATACAACTTGAAATTGCAAGCATTAGGGCTTTGAAAGACCAATGGCTAAGTTAGGATATAATAACGAAAACCCCTAGTAGTTTCCGCTACATAGGGGTTTCTAACCACCACAATATAGGACTATTGCTATGGCTGACCAAATTATATCTCAAGATTATTTACATTTTCTTTTTGAATACAAAGATGGGCATTTGTATTGGAAAGAAACTGGCAAAGGAAGAAAGCAAACTTTACAAGTTGGAAACTTTGATAAAGACGGCTATATAGTTCTTTGTATAAACCATAAAAAATATAAAGAACATAGATTAATTTATATGATGCATCATGGTTATGTGCCAAAAATTATTGACCACATAGACGGAAATCCAGCAAACAATAAAATTGAAAATTTAAGAGAAGCTACATACAACCAAAATCAATACAACAGAAAAATTTGCGAAAGAAATACAAGCGGTTATAAAAATGTCATGTGGGATAAAAAATTAAATAAATGGTATGTACAATTAAAAATTGATGGCGTAAAAAAATATTTTGGTGCTTATAAAGACATTGATTACGCAAAATTTATAGCGGAAGCTATGCGTTACAAATATCATGGGAATTTTGCAAACAATGGCAACCAAAGATGAAAAGAACGCTCTTAACAAGATTGCCGAACTCGGATGTATTCTCTGTTCCACCAAGCTTGGGTTTGAAGGCACTCCGTCAGAACTCCATCATATCCGCAGGTTTGGAGGTAAACGGTCTGCATCCCCTGTCATCCCATTATGCCCAGAACACCATAGGGGAAATAGTGGCGTTCACGGATTGGGTCACAAAGGTTTTGCAAATAAATGGGGCATTACCGAGGAGGAGTTGCTGGAACAAGTCAATCAAAAACTTGGAAAGGGAAATGAGTGAATGACATTTTGCTAGCTTTTGGCATACTAGTTATTTTATTGCCGGCTATTGCGGTGTGGATTACCACTTTATAATTCGTGGCCGTCAAAACCTAATTCTTTGCCTACAAGCATTTTTCTGCGTTTAAAAGTAGCGTCATGCAATGTCCATTTGCCAGACTTGTGGCGGCTACAATGTATCATTTCGTGAGCCATTGAACGCACTACTGTGTCGTAATGACCGCACCTGGCTTTAGAAATATGAAATATATGTGGCTTTGCTAATGACTCGTCATATTCGTAAGTAGCCATAACTGTATGGTCGTCAACTATTCCAAAACGACACAATTCACTAGGCGGCAAGTCCCATTTTAAAAAAGGCTCACATTTAGCCAAAGCTAAATAAATTCCTTCAAGAACTTTAGGTGTAATTTTCATACCTTGTGAATTTTTCCACGAAATTCAACTTCATCTTCGCCCCAAACTCTAACCATTTCAGGTTGAAGTAATTTGCTGCGCTCAAACGAAAGCATAACAAATCCTGAATTCCAGTCTTTAGGAGTGTCCTCTGTATAGGCAAATTGTTGACCATTGGGGTCGGCTAATGTACCAGTTTGAACACCCCAGCGTGTGCCGTTGTAGTCGTTAAATGGAATAGCTGAAAGCACATGGGTATGACCAGTAATCATATTTACCCCTGAGTTGACTGCGTTGTTTCTGCCGCCAGTCCAGCCACCTTTCCAGCGATGCTTAATACAGGTGTCTTCGTTTACCCAAAAACTCCAACATGGCTGCCACATAGGGAAATAGTCACGCAATGAAGTGCCAAATACGCCTTCAAACGTGGGTAAATTGGCAATAATGGACATTTCTAAGCGTTGGTCATGGTTGCCCATAGGCCAAAACAATTTAGCGCCTTTGGCTACGGTTTCAATTTCGCCAAGGTAATATTGACAAGCTTCTAATTCTTCTTTGACTGTAGGCACTTTATTCCAGTCTTGGCGTGGGAAACGGCTTAAATTAGCCCCATCTAGCGCATCGCCATTACAAACTATGGCAGTAGGTCTAAACTCTTTAATCATCTCTAAAAGGGCTTTAAACGCTGTTGTAGTGTCGTCAGGCCAAAAGTGTGCGTCAGAAAAGACAATGACTCGCCCTTTTTCTATTTGCATACCCCTGCGGACATGACCAGGCGTTTGGTCAACCTTTTTAATGTATGCTGGGTTTTTGCTAGCAAAAGTGTCTAATGTAATGCCATGCCTAGCTTCAATATTTCTGCGCCTAGCGTAAACGTTTCTAAGGGCAATTTTGTTTACTTTGGCAAATTCGTCTGGGCTACCTAATTCATTCCAAGATTTAATCCATTCTTCGTCTGTTAACCAGTAACCAGCCATTTATTTCCCCTTATACTGTAAGTTGCTAAACACTAACATAAAATTATAAATATTTATTGAAAAAGTTTGCATTTGGTGTGTCTGTTTTGTAAAATTACAACATGACAAATAAACCATCGCCAAAAAAATTAAAGGCTGCATTATTAAACCTTGAATTAGCACACATAGCAAACAAACAAAAAGAATACGGCATTTGGAAATGCGTTGAATGTAATTGCGAAAAAAGGGCTACAGCCCACCAAAAAAGACAAAAATATTGTAGCTATGATTGTATGTCAAAAGCATATAAAACAAGGCTTAAAGGCAGTCAAAACCCTAATTACAGTAATGCTGGGTATAAAACCTGCAAAATATGCAATAACAAATTTAAAAGTTATCAAAAACAACGCAAGTATTGTTCGTTAGAATGTAGGGATGTTGAATTTGCACAATACCCAATGCGTTTAAAAGCTAGAAAAGATGCTAACCACAACGAAATAGTCGCCATATTAGAAGCTGGTGGCGTTATTGTTAAAGATATGTCAACTCAAGGCAAAGGATTTCCTGACATTTTGGCATGGCATTTAGACGCTTGGTATTTGATAGAAATTAAAAACCCAAAAACTGAGTATGGTCGTAAAGGATTAAATAAAAATCAGGTGGACTTTCTTGAAGATTGGAAAGGCGGCCCAGTATTTGTTATGAGAACTAATGAAGAGGCCAATAATTTTGTAGCTGGCAAACTAGAATTGTTAGAAATTGTAGGTGGAAAAATAAAAAAAGAGTAAAATCCTACGAAATGGAGAGTTAATTATGAATGAAAACATGGCTTTATTTGCCGCAACCCTGTTGCATAGCGCAACTAATACCCATTTCTTTCATTGGTCAACCGACTCTTACAGCAAACACAAGGCTTTAGCTTCATACTATTCGCAAGTCCAAGACTTGGTAGATGACCTAGTAGAAAGCTACATGGGTTGCTATGACCAGTTAAAGTCATTCCCAAGCACATACCACCAGCCTAAAGAGCCTTTGAGCTACTTGCAATCATTAAGCAAATTCGTTGAAGAAGCTCGCAAAGATTTGCCGCAGGAAACACAAATTCAGAATATTATTGACGAAATAGCCCAGCTAATTGACTCAACCCTTTACAAACTACGCTTTTTGAAATAAGGAATTACCATGCCTTTAGACCGCTCAGGCTCTGCCCAATCCGTAAAACATAATGTAAAAGCTGAAATGAAAGCTGGAAAGCCTAAAAAACAGGCAGTTGCTATTGCCCTCAATGTTGAGCGTGATAATGCCAAAGGCAAGCGTAAAGCCAAGCTAGAAGAGGCTTATGGTCGTTTCTTAGGTGAGCGTGACAAATGAAGCACATGACTAGAGATTTCCCCAAGGGAAACAACTTATTGCGTGAACATAAAGAGTCCACCCTTGAAAAACAAGAAGCCAAGCGTAATAAGCCAAAGCCACAAGAGTTAGAAGTAGATAGCGAATACGACATTCTTGATAAGAAAGCTAACCAGCGTATGAAGCGTAAAGCTATGTTACACGCAGCAATGAATAAGATTCACGACCCCGACATTGCTTAAAAAACTGGTGTAGAATAAAACCCTTACAAATCAATTACTTGAGAATGTATGGCTGATAAAGAATCAAAAAATACCAAAGGTGGCTACCGAGAAGGTTCTGGTAGACCTAAAGGAACGCCCAACAAGGCTACGCAAGAGGCTAGAGAGGCTGTTAAAGCTATTCTTGATAGCAACCTACCTTATTTACAAGCGTGGATACAGAGCACCGCTGAAGGCATTATGGATGACCAGACTGGTAAGTGGATTGTCCAGCCAAACCCAGCCAAAGCGTGTGACATTGTTCAGAACCTAGTTGAATACTCTGTTCCTAAGTTAGCTAGAGTTGAGAATGTTGGGGATGAAAAAGCACCTATGCGCATGGTGGTGTCTTGGAAGAAATAGTCCAAGAGGTAGAGTTAGACTACCAACCCCGTGATGTATTCCTAGATTTCCACGAAAGAAAGCAACGCTGGGCGGTTATTGTTGCTCACCGTAGATGTGGAAAAACTGTTAGCTGCATTAATGAATTAATCTATAAAGCCCTAATTGAGGGCAAAGAAGATGGTCGCTACGCTTATGTTGCACCATATTACAGCCAAGCCAAGAATATCGCCTGGGACTATTTGTTACGCTTTAGTAAGCCTGTAATGGCTAAAGCTAATCAATCAGAACTATGGGTGGAACTAATAAATGGCGCAAGGATTAGGTTGTTTGGTGCTGATAATGCTGACTCTTTACGAGGTTTATACCTTGATGGGATTGTCCTAGATGAGTACGCAGATATGCGCCCTCGTATTTGGGGTGAGATTATTCGGCCTTTGCTTGCAGATAGACTCGGCTGGGCAGTTTTCATTGGAACACCTAAAGGCCATAACGCCTTCTGGGACATCTATAACAATGCTGTTAAGTCAGACACTTGGTATGCCAAAACCTTAAGGGCTAGTCAAACTGGCTTGCTTGCGCCTGAAGAACTTGAGGATGCTGCCAAGTCCATGACGCAAGACCAATACTTGCAAGAGTTTGAGTGCGACTTTGAGTCAGCCATTCTTGGTGCTTACTACGGTAAAGAGATGCGCCAGCTTACAGATGCTGGGCGTGTGACTACAGTTGACTATGACCCTATGTTCCCTGTGCATACAGCATGGGACTTGGGATACTCAGACGATACCGCTATTTGGTGGTTTCAGGTGGTGCATGGTGAGATTCGTATGCTTGACTACCATTCATCTAATGGTCAGCCAGTAGCGTTTTATGCAGGCATTATTCAAAACAGAGAGCGTGAAAGAGGTTATATTTATGGCACTCATTATTTGCCCCACGATGCTCGTGCTAAAACATTAGCGTCAAATAAGTCCATAATTGAGCAACTTTCTGACAAAATTCCGTTAAAATATCTAAAAATTGTGCCAAGTTTGTCACTACAAGATGGAATACAAGCAACACGACTAGCATTAACTAGAGCTTGGTTTGACCATAAGTGTGAGGACGGCATTGAATGTTTACGGCAATACCAGCGTGAATACGATGAGGACAAGAAGGTCTTTAGGGATAAACCTAGACATGATTGGACTTCTCATGGTGCTGACGCATTTAGGATGTTGAGTATTGCTTGGAAAGAAGAAGCGAAGTTGCCTCATAAGGATGACTCCATTAGAGGTGTGTATGTAGGGCAAACCGATGTATCACTCAATGATTTGTGGAAAGACACAAAGACTGTGGTGAATAGGAGATATTAATGGCGAATGACAAGGCAACTGTAAACCACAGTTATGAGGACTGGTACAAGACTATTATGGGCTATGAGCGCTCATATAAGCGTTGGGAAGCCAGAGCAGACCGCATTGTAAAGAAATACAAAGATGATAGCCGCTACGACAGAAACCCTAATGCACGCTTCAACATCCTCTGGAGCAATGTACAGACTATTCAGCCAGCTATCTTTGCAAGATTGCCTAGACCTGATGTTAGCCGTAGGTTTAGGGACAATGACCCCATAGGTCGTGTAGCCTCAATGATGCTTGAACGAGCCTTAGAGTTCGAGATTGAGCATTATGGTGACTACAAATCCGCAATGAATAACGCAGTTTTAGACCGCTTATTGGGTGGTCGTGGCGTTAGCTGGGTTCGTTATGAGCCACATATTGTTGGCGAAATGGCTGATGAAGCCGAAGGCGCACCTGATGATGGCTATCAAGTAACTGAAGATTCCGATGAGGCAGAAACGCCTGAAGCAATGGAAGTTGAGAACCAAGAGCGTATTGAGTATGAGTGCGCCCCTGTAGATTATGTGCATTGGAAAGACTTTGGGCATACGATTGCCCGCACATGGGAAGAAGTAACTGCTGTATGGCGCAAGGTTTACATGAGCCGCCCAGCATTGGTTGAGCGTTTTGGCGAAGATTTAGGCTACCAAATTCCTTTGGATACTAAACCTGATGATTTAAAGCAAGCTTATAAGTCTGATGACGGTGTTTACGAGGCGTGTGTATATGAAATCTGGGACAAAGAAACAGGAAAAGTATTGTGGATTTCTAAGTCCCTCGGAAAGATACTGGATGAACGAGATGACCCTCTGGGTCTTGAGAACTTCTGGCCTTGCCCAAAGCCTCTCTATTCAACTCTCACTACTGACAGCCTTGAGCCAATTCCTGACTTTGTTATCTACCAAGACCAAGCAAGAGAATTAGACGCTTTATGTGACCGTATTGACGGTTTAATTAACGCATTGAAGGTGCGTGGTGTTTATGACGCTTCTGCAAGCGAATTACAGCGTTTATTCTCTGAGGGCGAAAACAACACCTTAATCCCTGTAAGCAACTGGATGGCTTTTGCTGAAAAGCAAGGCATGAAGGGTGCTATTGACCTTGTGGACATTACCCCGTTTGCTATGGCATTGCAACAATGCTACCAAGCAATGGAGCAAGTTAAGGGTCAAATCTATGAATTGATGGGTATTGCCGATATTCAGCGTGGTCAAACTGACCCTAATGAAACATTGGGCGCTCAAATCATCAAGTCTAACAACGCAGCAGGCCGCCTCAAAACAATGCAACACGCTGTGGTTGACTTTGCTACCTCATTATTGAGCATTAAAGCTCAGATTATTTGCAATCATTTCACCGATGACACGCTTTTGCAGATTTCTGGCGCAATGCAACTGTCACCGCAAGACCAACAATACATTCCACAAGCTATTGCTCTGTTAAGGAATGAAGCTTCTAAGAATTTCCGTATTGAAGTCACTTCTGACTCAATGATTTATCAGGATGAGCAGCAAGAAAAAGCTGACAGGATGCAGTTCTTGCAGGCAGTTGGTGGTTTTATGCAACAAACTATGCCAATGATTCAAGCACAGCCTGAATTAGCTCCTATGGCAGTAGAAATGCTCAAATTTGGCGTTACAGCGTTCAAAGCTGGTAAGCAACTTGAGGGAATTATTGACCAAACTGCTGATGAATTGCGTCAAAAAGCGCAAGCTATGCAGGGTCAACCAAAACCACCTCCACCAGAGATTCAAAAAGCGCAAATGGATGCCCAAGCTAAGATGCAACAAATGCAAATGCAGGCACAACTTGAGCAAATGAAGATGCAGAACCAAATGCAACTTGAAAAAGCTAAACAAGAGTACCAAGCGCAAGAAAATCAACTTAAATTCCAACTTGAAGAACAGCGTAATGCTATGGATAGAGAGATGGAGCTAAAAGTAGCCCAAATGAAGATGATGACAGAGCGTAATACGCAAGTATTGCTGGCTCACATTAACAATGGCGCTAAGATTGAAACTGCTCGTATTTCTGCTGGTGAATCCGATGGCGCACAAGCTTATATGACCGAAGAGTCTATGGCTCACGCTATGGAACATCCGATGGCTCCTATTGCTAACGCTATTGGTCAAGGAAACGCTCAAATGGCACAAGCAATTAGCGCTTTGGTTGATACAATTAATGCACAACATAACCGCCCTAAGACAGTAGTTCGAGGCGCTGACGGCAAAATTATCGGAGTTCAATAAACATGGCTATAACCATTAAGCACTCAAAAGTTAGCTTAATTCCTGATGGCCCTGATACCGATGTAGTACGCCCTTCAGACTGGAACGCTGACCATACCTTAGTCGGTCTTGGAACAATGGCAGAGCAAAATGCCAATAATGTAGCCATTACAGGCGGCACTATTTCTGGTGTTTCTGTAGCTGGTTATGTGCCTACAACAACCACTATTACTGCTGGAACAGGTCTTACTGGAGGCGGGGACTTATCTGCCAACAGAACTATTGCTTTAGCTAATACTGCTGTTACTACAGGTACATACGGTAATGCTGCTAGAACCATTACCCAAACCGTTGACCAACAAGGTCGCCTTACAAACATCTTTGACCAGCCTATTGAGATTGCCTATACACAGGTCACAGGACTAGGTACTGCTGCCACTAAAGATGCTGGAGCTGCACTTGGCGTAGCAACATTAGATGCTGGCGGAAAAGTACCAGCTTCACAAATTCCATTGCAAGGTGATTTAAACTATCAGGGTGCTTGGAACGCAAACACAAATACCCCAACGCTAACCTCATCTACTGGAACTAAGGGTTATTACTATGTTGTAAGCGTTGCAGGCACAACTAATTTAGATGGCATCACAGATTGGCAAGTTGGCGACTGGGCTATATTTAATGGCACAGTATGGCAAAAAGTTGACAACACCGATGCTGTCACAAGCGTTAATGGTTTTACAGGCACAGTAGTTCTCACAACTACAAACATTGCTGAAGGTACAAACCTTTACTACACCGATGCTAGAGCTAGAGCATCAATCAGCGCTGGAACTGGCATTAGTTATAACAATTCAACAGGCGTAGTTACTAACTCTGCTCCTGACCAAACCGTAGCATTGACTGACGGAACTGGAATTGATGTAACTGGTACATACCCAAATTTCACTATTACCAATACAGCACCTGACCAAACAGTTAGCATCGCTAGTGGTACAGGAATCTCTGCTACTGGCACTTATCCAGCTTTTACAGTCACTAATACCGCTCCTGACCAAACTGTTGTAATGACTAGCGGTACAGGTATCAGCGTTACAGGAACTTACCCTAATTTCACAGTAACCAATACAGCCCCATCAAGCGGTGGCACGGTTACAAGTGTAGGCGGTACAGGAACAGTCAATGGTTTGACATTAACTGGCACAGTTACTACAAGTGGTAACTTGACATTAGGTGGAACGCTAGATTTATCTAGCCCTCCTGCTATTGGCGGTACTACACCAAACAATATTACTGGTTACATAATTACTGCTGACACTAAATTTGTAAGTGAAAACTATTACGCACAGTCTGTTCTTGGTGGTAATTTACGCACCTCAGGTGGCACAAGCCTATTGAACTGGGATGGTGGTGGCAGCGGTAATGTCACAGTAAATGGCGGTCTTTTAGCCAATCCTAGTAACAAGAATGTAAGCATTGCCCCTACTGGTACAGGTACAGCAACAATTAATCCTGCTACTGCTGGCACAATGAACAACATGGTTATTGGTGGTACAACGCCATTAGCGATTACTGGAACGACTATTACAGCAACTAAATTTGTAGGCGTATCAGGCGGCACATTCTAATGTTCCAAACTGCTTTTCAGCCAACAGCGTTTCAAAATGACGCTTTCCAAATTGTTATCACTCCCGTTGAGCCTACAAAACGGGGTGGTGACGATGCTTGGACTCCTGAAGAGCGTAAGCGTTATAAAGCCTTACAAAAGAAACTAGCTAAAGCTGAAGCAAAACGCATTGCTGCATTAAAGGCTGATGCCGAAAGTCGTAAGCAAACTATTGCAGATTTGGTTGACCCAAAACCTGTCGTACAAAAACAACAAAATAATATACAATCCAATCAAGAAGTTAGCGTTGATATACCGTCAAACCTAGCAAATATTGACCGATACATCGCTAATCTTGTTAAACAGCAACAAGACCTGCAAACCGCAGTAGCAATGAGAAGTGCCAAGATTCGCTTAGAACAGGAATTGGCAGTCTTAGAAGCAAAACGGCAAGCAGAATTAGACGATGAAGAGGCCCTATTAGCACTTATCCTGTAAACCCCCACGCAAAATACAAAGAAGCCTACGAGCATTTACACCAAGGTCGTTATGACGCTGGTTTTAGGTTGTTTGAATACCGTTGGCATCCTGAAGTTCTTGCAAATCAGGTAACACCATATACACAAAAGCCTAAAAACCCTGCGGTATGGCGTGGTGAGTCACTATTAAACAAGTCTATTGTTATTCAAATGGAACAAGGCTTTGGCGACATCTTTATGTTTGCTCGTTTCTTGCCATTTTTAAAGGTAATGGGCGCTAAAAAGGTTGTCTTACTAACGCATGGCTCATTACTTCACCTTTTAGGGCAGTTTGAGTGCGTTGATGTGCTGACAAATCAGCCTGAATGTCCTGATGTAGTGGAATGTGATTACTGGCTTGGCAATATGTCATTGCCTTATTACATTTCTTGCGCCAATAAATACGCAAAGTCATTATTCCCATTAACAACTAAGAAAATAGTGGGTTCTGAAGGGTATATGGATGCAAAGCCTTCTGATATTGAGCCAAAAATAGGGGTGAATTGGGGTGCTAGCCGCAACATCCTATTCCATATTAAGTCTATTCCAGACCACAAAATGTACGAATTAGTAGGTGATAACGCTTATAGCTTATCTCCAGAGCATGACGGCTTTTTTCACCCATTGCCTGACGATGGTTGGAAAACCGATTGGGCGGTCACAGCACGCCACATGAAGGCTATGAAGGGCATTGTGACTGTTGACACAGGAACGGCTCACCTTGCAGGCGCATTGGGCGTTAAAACCATTGTGTTGCTACCCAAAGAAGAATATATCTGTTGGCGTTGGAAAAATGGCAGTTGGTATGACTCTGTTATTGCTCTGCGCCAAGAAGAATATGACCAAGTACCAGATTTAATAAGGAGGATGTAATGGAAATTTGCCCTAATTGTGGATTTACTGAAGCAAACCATGTTGCAAAAAAACAACAGTCTGATAAAGAGTATTACCTTGAGTTTTGGGGATATACATTAGGCACACCAGAGGCTGAAGAAGCGTGGAAAGAGAAAGAAGAAATGACACGCAGAGAAGCCCCGATGGTGATGTCTGACATTGAAGGCTATGTAAGCCAAGTAGATGGCACATGGATTAAGAGCCGCAGCCACCACAGAAGCCATTTAAAACAGCACCGAATGATTGAATTAGGCAACGATGTCCCAATGAAGCACCAAGAAGCAAAACTAAGCAAAAAGTCTATGGAAGCAAGAAAGCGTCAAATTGCTGAATTAGCTTATGCAAAACTTTAAACACCTGATAACTTAGGAGAAACCATGTCAGACCAAGAACTAGACCGTAGAGAATTATTAATGCAAGCTATGGAAGCTGCGGAGGAAGGTAGCCTTGAAGCACCAATCGAGAAAGAAATTGAGGTGGTTGAGGACGATATTGCCGAAGAATCCGCTAGAGAGAAAGCTGTCGAGGCTGACAACGAAGAACCTGCCGAAGTCATTGAGGCTGTTGAATATGCAGATAAGGATGAAGCACAGGAGGCTGCAGAAGAAGTCAAGCCTGTAACTCGCCCTTCTACATGGAAAAAAGAATATGTCCAGATTTGGGACAAAATGGAAGCTGGCGAACAAATTAGCAAAGAGGACTTTACTAAGTTTGCCGAATATGCCAATCAGCGTGAGTCCGAGTACAAGAAAGGCGTAAGCGCTTATAAAGCTGAAGCTGACCGTGCTAGGGCTTATGAAGAAGCAGTTGCCCCTTATGCTCAAGACTTGCAAAAGCGTGGCATTAAACCTGAACAATATATTAGCAATTTAGCAAGAGCAGACCAGATTTTGACTCATGCGCCAATGGAGCAAAAAGTTCAAATATTTCAGCGACTTGCACAAGAATATGGCGTACAATTAAATGGTAGCGGTCAGATGCAACAATTTGACCCATACACGCAACAACTGATGAACCAGTTAAATCAGGTAAATCAGGAGGTTTCAAGCATTAAAGGTCGGTTTGCCGAAGAGGAAAACCAACGCTTAATGAATGAAATTGAGA